CCGGCGTTTTCCTCGTCTATTTTATTGTTTATCCTTTTGACTGTAACTCTTTTCTTACCCAGACAAACAGGGCCGACACCTATCTTAATTGAAATAGGGTCTTTCAGCGTTCTTCCGCATACTCGGCACTTAGCTAACACTTCCATCCCCTCACTCTTCAACCTCCAATCTTCCCGATTTCTCGTAGATAAGGCTGAACGATTTCAAAAAACCGCTCCGCATCCATGACCACTACGGGCTCCATTCTACTTTTCTTACAAATCAACAACCAATCCGTTCCTTCCTCCCGATTCTCCTTTGCTTGTTTTATCCAGCTTGGTAATGACCATGATTCTTGCCACTTACACTCTATCGAGAAGGGAAAGCGTCTTTTCGCCTCTCCCACCAGTCTTACATCCGTCCCGGACTGGCCCATTTCTCGGGAGGCTATCATTTCGTCCTTTCCCCAAGGAATTCCGAGGATTTGGGAAATCTTTTCACAGACCAATTGCTGTAACTTTCTTCCTTTCGCCTTTGCAGATGAAATTTTGATTTTCCTTTTCTTCTTCATATTCATAATTTCCGCTCCCCTGTCTTGGACAATTCTTTTCCCAATTCCACGTATGTAGAGTTCTGTCCCAAATGGTAAATCCTTTCCCGCCGCAACTGTTACTCCCGGGACCACTGGTTCACCTAAGGCTGTAAAATTCTTGGGTCTCCCTCATAACATATTCCTTCCTTCGCATTCGGGTCTAGTGAGGCGTACGTAGTAGCCTCGTATACTGACCACTTGTTCAGTTCGTCCTCTATCTTATTTAGGTGTGTTTCGATGTCGTTTAACTCCACCTCTATCTTTTCGATTTCTTCCTGGAGTGTTTGTAGAGTGAGGGAAATTTCCTGAACACCCTGCCCTAGGCGAACGAATTGGATGAAAGGTGTTAAGATGAGAAGGTATATCAAGAAGAATAACATGATGCGGCGTGCCAATATCTTCATCTGTGTTCCTCCTCTCCTATGCGCTCATTTACCAAAAGACCTTTGGCTTTCTCTTTTCTTGGAATCCTTCCTCAATCTCGTTCCAAAGTTCAATGACAGCGTTTCTCAACTCCTGTTCAAGGTTTTCCTCTTCAACTATCTGAATTGAACGTTCCAACGACCTATCCAGCTTCAAATCCTTAATTACGTAAACAGTGCTTCCGGTATTTGTTTTCAAAAATCTCAAATTTGCTCTGATGTCATCAATTCCATAATCAAATAAGATATACACTTCAGCGGACCGGTAAGGCTTCCATACTGAGGATTTGAACACTTCTATTCCAGTGTGGACACCTACAACCCTTTCATGTTCCTTACCCCGGATTTTCTTTTTCTCTTTTATCTTTTGTGGAGAGCCAAAGCGTAATCTCAAGCTGGAATAAAATCCTATTGCTTCACCCCCGGGACTTTTGTATTTCATTCCGTAAGGTCCGGCGTCAAAGTTTTTCCTAATCTGATTGGAACAGACCATAAGAACGTTTCGTTGGGTAATTATACGACAGGTTTTCCGTAACTCCTCAGAAAATTCCTTAGCTCGTCTCATCCCCATTTTATCGCCTTCTCCCATTTCCATATCGGTAGATAAGGCTGTAAGGGAATCAGCGAATACTCCATAAATAGTTCCTTTTTCAGCTTCTGCTTCAGAAACCCAATCCCGAACACTTTGGAATACTTTTGGGATAGTATTAGGGATAGTGTATTCGATTTCTCCGTCATCCAGTCCAAATATTCTGGAAAACTGTTTATTTAAGCGGGCTTCCGGGTCGTGGAACATAACTTTTCCGCCTAATCGTTGTAAATTAGCAGCTAATTGGCTTAACAATACGGTTTTTCCAGCTCCAGAAGGCCCAAATATCTCCACCAGAATTCCAAGAGGGATTCCTCCCTCTTGGAATCTGCCTCCACTAATAGCGAGGTCTAATAAAGTGGAGCCAGTGGAAACGGTTACGTACTTTCCGTCATATTGAGATTTTTCTTCGGGTTCTTTTGCCAATTTTTCCTCAACCTGTTCGCTCAACTTTCTCCTTTTCATCGTATCAACCCCCGTTTATTCGCGGTCTGATGCCTCCAGACATTTTTCCCAAACTTCGCAATTATTGCAATCATCATAGCTGTCATTGTCTACTCCGAATTCATGACCGTAGGGACATTTGTTCTTTCCTTTACCCTTGGTTACTTTTGAATGGGGTTGTCGTCTTTTGGGCGGGGATTTCTTGGATTTCTTTTTGTCGTGTTCTTCTTCCTCCTCCTCGTCCTCCTCGTCCTCCTCGTCCTCCTCGTCCTTGTCCTCGTCATCTTCTTCCTCATCTTCCTCGTCATCCTCGTAATCTTCGTCTATGTCTTCATCTTCTCCCTCTTCCATATCATCATCTATGTCCTCGTCTTCCTTCCTTTTCTTCTTGACATCCTCGTCATCATATTCTTCATCCTCATCTGGGCTCATATTTCCGAAAAACATAGCTTCAATAGTATGATACGGGAGAATTTCCAGTATATCGTCTAGGGAAGGTATCTTCTCCAAAATTGACTCATCGTATGGTTTTTTCCTCTCAATAAAGTCAATCCTGGACACTTCTGCAAACTTGTTGGATCCGAATGTACCTTCAGCGAATCGAATTCTGAGGGAGTAACCTTCTTCCAAGTCTGGGAAGGTTTCATACTCCTCGTTTTCTTGTATCTCTTCATTGAGCTTGTCTTGGAAAAGGAATTGGCTTATACCCCAAATGTGAGGTTCTTCGGGGTAGTTCTTATTTTTCTTAGGGATGACAACATAAAGATTTCTCATCGAGGGCTTCAAGGCTTTTACAGTATCATCGTCCCACTCGGCCCCATCTTTCAGTAATTGAGCACGATATTCACAAATTGGACAAGGTTTTCCAACACTGCTGGGACAAACAATCGATTGATTGTCGGACCCCACGCCCCGGTGTAGCCAGAAAGGTCTCTTATACCAGAGTTCACCTTTGACAGCGATGCCATATTCCTCATCACGGTCGGGATGGTTGTCGCACGTTACAACGTATGGAATGATGTCGAGTTCAACTCGGGTTTTCGGTTCCTCCTTAAACATATTTATACCTTTAGGAAGTCTCAAGTAACCGTATTGTGAACCCCGATTTTGCCTTTCGGCATTTCTACTTACCGCCCCCTTAAATTTGCTCTTTTTCTTATTTTTCTTCATTACTCATCATCCTTTCTCTTACGTTTAATCTTAATATTTTTGTTGAGTTCTTTTTGTTCTCTCCTTTTGATATGTTCATTCCACTTCAGTGATAAATCTCTCGGAGCGGAAGGGCCAGCGAAATAGCTCACACTCAACAGCTTGACTAGGTTTTCTAATGCAGTTTTCTTTTGGTCAATAGCTCTTACTACGGTGGCCGCTACATCGTTTTCGTATCTAGCCTCAATGTATTTCTTTGAAGCCTCCTGATATTCCGGCTGAAGTAGGATAGTGCTAGCAATCGCTGATTCGGTCACCTTTGATAGTCCGTAGTTTTCCGGGTTAGCTCTGATGTCCATTTCGAGTTTAGCTTTGATGAAATCCAATCTCTCTTTTGCTTCATCCATCGCTTTTTTAGTTTCAGCCTGGTATTTTGCGTATTTATACATCAAATGTGGTTGTTGAAGCCATTCTACATCGAGAGCTATTTCATCAATACTCACATCCTGTTCATAGTTCAAATCCAAAGTAATCCCTCCTTTATATCTATTACCCCCAAGTCCTCACTTTACCATGAATCAAAACATTCGCCGCATCCACTAGTGCGACAATCTCCTCGCTTTCTACCAACCAATAAGCGGTATCTTTCTTTACCAAACATACTAGATTACCGCTCGTCCTAAAATCGTATGGATAAGGAAAGGCGTGGTGAGCACCGGGTATATCGCTGAGCATATCCAATACCTTCTGTAATAAAGCCCTCCCTAAATCTTCGTCAGAAACTTCAACCCTTATTTTCACTCTCCCCCTCCTTTTTATCTTCTTTTGCGGATTTTAACATATTGAAAATGCTGGGAAGTGCTAGTGCGAGTTCGGAGGGTGAGAGTTTTCCGAAAATCCCTGATTCCACCGTGGTTTTCTTTGTTTCTTCATCTTCTTCCTCGCAGACTAAATAGTATATAATCCCGTTGCCTTCCACTTCTCTCACAACATTCCCATCGCCATCATAAAGCATCAAGCGGACACATTTATTTTCCATCGCTTCGTTTTCCCTCCCTCTGGTGCATAGTTTTCCCTTCTGTTTTTATTATACAAACTACAACAAAATTATTTGCGT